ACCAGTCCACCACCTGTGATGTGTGCCATACCTAGTACAGGTACCTCATCTAACAAACGTTTGACAGTAGATGCATAGATCCTAGTGGGTTCAAGTAACTCTTTTCCTATACCTTCTCCTATATGACTGTCCTTATAGGAGATCTTATGTCTCCATAACATATCATTTACTAGACTGTACCCATTACTATGCAGTCCACTACTTGCTATACCTATGATGGCATCACCAGGTTTAATGATACTACCATCAACTACATCAAACTCTTCTACTATACCTGTACAGAAACCAGCAAGATCAATGTCAGTAGTACTTGCAGGTGGTGGTCCTGATCTAGGATGTTCAGCAGTCTCTCCACCTAATAGTTGCAGGTCTGCCATCCAGCATCCCTTTATGATACCTTCCATGATATCATCCAAAAGAGGAGATACTTTACCAGTGGAAATATAATCCAAGAAGTATAATGGTTTAGCACCACATGTAATCACATCGTTGACACACATGGCAACAAGATCAATACCTATGGATGTCCAGTCACCAGAGACCTGACACATATTAATCTTAGTGCCTACACCATCAGCACCAGATACCAGTATTGGTTTCTCGTACCCTTCAGGTATCTTATACAAACCACTGAACCCACCAATGGCAGGTGCTTTCTCTTTTAGTCTTTCCACAAAAGCATTACCTGCTTCTATATCAACACCACTATCTTTATAATTCATAACGGAGGGTACTCAGATTGTATTTGTTCGTCTGTCTTCTCAACGGAAAATTGTTTTGCCAGTCTCTCTACTTGTCTCTTATCCAGACCAGCAAGTGATATACAATTATCTAAACACTTAAAGATACACTCTCGATCACTAATCGGTTTCCTTTTACTAAACCCTGTAGCAGGGTCAACAATTTCACCCTGCTCAACAGTTGCTTCTAAGTGTGCTAGGTCTTGTTTAACTGAAGGATTGGTATAACTATGAGACATGTATGACACCCTTCATGCCAGCACCAGCATGAGGTTCACATTGGAACTCATAATCTCCTGCTTTGTCGAAGGTGACAGGGAACTTCTCTCCACTCATGAATGCTAGGTCTGGATGACTTAGTTCTTCATGCTCCAAGAACACTATGTTATGAGGTGGTAGGTCTCCATTAACAAAGGTGACTGTATCTCCTACTGAGACCGTCACCTCGTTTGGTTCAAAGACTAAGTTGCCTCCTGCACCCATTTGTATATCAGCAGCGTATGCTTGTGCTGCTAATGTCATTGATAAAAATAATGATGTTATCATTATTGTAAGTCTACTCATCCACCACATAATTTCATGCTTATGCTTTCTTATAGTAGTCATTATACTACTCCTTATTACAAAAGTCAATAAAAGAAGGATGCCCCTCTAATTCAGGAACATCCTCTTTGGATTGCTGTATTGCTTCGTATGCATCTGCTGCATACTCACAAATTTCGTGTCTAATTTTGAGGCTATCGTGATAGCCGACGGTATAGTGGGACATGATCTTTCAACTCCACGTTACATACGATATTTATAGCACAGATTGGGTAATTGTGCCTAGTTATGTGTGGACTCAAATACACAGTCAGGATGTCATTATAACCCTTTACTTTCTTCGATTGCTTCTTTGATTACAGTCTTCAACTGTCTCAATTTTTTCTTACCTAGACCAGCACGTGTGTCTATCTTTACCTTCAACCAATACACAAAGGCAAGTACAATAATAAATTGAATACCTTCTTCCCACGAGAGATTCCATGCCTCGTTCAGGTCAAGAGATGCTGCTGCTAATAAGTTAATCATAATAGTATTGCTCCGATAACAAATCCCTTAGCAAATGCTATACAAGTTACTTGATAGTCAGTCCACCCAAACTTATCTTGACATTTTTTAATTACTGCCTTGTCCCATTCAACAACCTTGTCGAATGCACACTTAATCTTTTTCATTTAAACTGTCCAGAAATTGTCTGCGTTGTGCCCATGTGACACCACTAGTGGAACCTTTGCAGGGATTAATACAACGTTCACTATTTATATCATTGCATAATAATCCAGCAAGATCATGAGGACATCCAACCTTACCAGTTGCCCAATACAGTTGACCATCCAACCACTTTGATTCACACTCTGGACATATCTTGAACATAAAAACCCCTGCGTAAAAAAATTACCCGAATTTTTTTTCCGACTTTTTTGAAATGAGAAAGTCGATTCCCCTCAGTGAATAACACAAGTAGATTCTGGATCCCAACAGTTAGGACACTCCATCTCTGTCTGGTAGTCATGTAAGTGATGGAGAACTCTATCATATTTCTTAGCAAGATCTGGATCCTGACTACTTACAATACTCCTATAGTATTCACACGCATGAATGATACGATTAATATCACCTTCCCTGAACTGCATCATTGATACCCCTTGCGTTTCTTCCAGTCTGCATACATTGAACCAAAAATCATACCCTCATGTGACTTGATGGCATCTCCTTCTAGTAATTCTTTTTGTCTCTTACTGAGCTCAGCACCCATTCTAAGATACTCTTTCTCCCACCCCTTGATGTCATTCATCGTCACTACTTCTCAACTCCACATTTAATAAGTAAAACCACACCACACTCATCACTATTATAGCAAACATTCTAATAGAACTAGGTGAGGTGTCAATAGTTCCTGCCACTGTCATCGTCCTGGTATATATTTTTGTGCTTTCTCTATCAGTGGCAGCATATCACTCTCCACCCTCTCTATAACATCATCAATAACATTCACATCTAAGTCTAAGAAGGGTGGAATAATTCCTAAGATCCTAAGCAATCCATCAACAAATAAAGCAAGACAAATGAGACCCAAGATCATACTGATAATAGTAGCACTACGATTATGCTGGGCCATAGACCTCACATCCATCTCATGTGCTTCAGCAACTGCTGCTTGAATTAACATATCAACCTGATCCTTAGTGTAAGTAAGTTTAGGTATGATTTCTTTAATCTTCTGTTCTGTCATGCTTTATGTATTTCATTTCTATTCTTATTTTTTATTATTATACAGTCATTCACATAATCAGCAACGAATTCGAGTTCATCTTCATGATCCCAACACAGTTCTTCAAATAACATGTTTAAGGTACGCATGTCGTCGTACAAATCGCTAGGCATGTTTATAATTGGTACTAAGTACAAGGCGGTCCTTGTTAGTTTTATTCTCTTCAGTCTTGTGCGGTAACCATCCTGGAAATATCAACACATCGTTTTGTTGTACTGATACAGAGTGCCAGAGTGATCTCCTCTCTCTACTCCTTGGATAAGACCACCAATAACTATCCATTGGATCTTTGTATAATATATTACCACAACCTTCTGAATGTTGCAAGTAACATACCACAGCTTGATGAACTGCAGGGTGAGTATGTTCTTCAGTCCATGCACCATTAGGGTGCCAATTAATCCATGAATTATGTATCACACGAGAACAATACTCCATACCCCAAGCGTGCCATACTATATCTAAATGTCTTGGCAACCAAGCATAAAAATCTTCCAACTCCTCCCACTCATGTGGTTGATACCATTGATATACTGCAGTACTATACCCTCCATCCTTCTCTAAGAAAGTCTCAGGCATAAGCTTACACAACTCTATACCTCTACCTACTGCAGCACTCAAGTCATGTGGATACTTAAACTTAAATATTAAATCACTTGACCACGGATTTGATTGCATTAAAAATGGGGGTACAAGACCCCCATTCTATCAACTATTCAGTTATATGTCAACCGATAGCAGGTGCAACAAGTGCAACTTCAGATGTCTCAGCAGCAGCGAGATCAAGTGGGAAGTTGTGAGCATTACGCTCGTGCATAACTTCCATACCTAAGTTCGCTCTGTTCAAAACGTCTGCCCAAGTAGGAACAATCTTACCGTCAGCAGATACAATCGACTGGTTGAAGTTGAACCCGTTCAGGTTGAATGCCATCGTGCATATACCCATAGAGGTAAGCCAGATACAGACAACAGGGAAGGTTGCTAAGAAGAAGTGAAGACTTCTACTGTTATTGAAAGAAGCATACTGGAATATTAGTCTACCAAAGTACCCGTGGGCGGCGACGATGTTGTACGTTTCTTCCTCTTGTCCAAACTTATATCCATAGTTCTGACTTTCGTTGTCAGTTGTTTCTCGTATCAGTGACGAGGTAACAAGTGAACCATGCATAGCAGCAAAGAGTGCTCCACCAAACATACCAGCAACTCCAGCCATGTGGAAGGGGTGCATAAGAATGTTGTGTTCTGCTTGGAATACGAACATGAAGTTGAACGTACCAGATATACCTAGAGGCATACCATCAGAGAAAGATCCCTGACCAAATGGATACACTAAGAAGACTGCAAAAGCAGCAGATACTGGTGCTGAATAAGCAACACAGATCCAAGGACGCATACCTAAACGGTATGATAACTCCCACTGTCTACCCATGTATGCAGAGATACCGATAAGGAAGTGGAAGATTACTAACTGATATGGACCTCCATTATACAACCACTCGTCTAGAGTAGCAGCTTCCCAGATGGGATAGAAGTGTAATCCAATAGCGTTAGAGGATGGGACAACAGCACCAGAGATGATGTTGTTACCAAACATTAATGAACCTGCAACAGGTTCACGGATACCGTCGATATCGACGGGTGGAGCAGCAATGAAGGCTACGATGA